TTGGTTAATCCGTTTGTCCAAGAGTTCGGGTACGCCATGCTCCAGTATAAACTTGTGCATAGACTCCCAGTCGCTTGTCCAATACTTTGTTTTGATTGACCTATAAAACAGACCTTCGGAAGTTCTGACACTCTCAACATTCTGATTTACACAGTAGTTAAGAAGTGCATTCTTTATTTTCTCTAGTTGCTCGACAAGCATATCATCTTCAGCCTTAAACTGTTTAGATAACTCTGCCCGTTTTGCTCTTATTTTTATATAAGCCTTTGTTAATTTATCGGCAGATACTTCGCTCATGAATGTCTCCTGTTATTATCATATTGTTATATATAGTTACTAATAATATCCTAGTCAAGTAATTCTTTGTAAAGTTCTATTATTTTTGTGTGTACGTCTATTTTATTATCTAATAGCCTGTAAACGTGTTTTTCTGCGGCAGAACCTTGTAGCTGGACAACTGTACATTTATGTGTTTGTCCTGACCTGTGAACACGTGCGTTAGCTTGAGCGTATGTCTCAAGAGAACTTGTGGGCGACCACCATACAACAGTATTTGCAGCCGTTAACGTGACACCATGTGATGCTGATTGAGGTTGTATTACCAGAACACGTGGGTCTGATGTTTCTTGGAACTGTTTGAATATAGCTGTTCTTTGTGGTGCAGATACATCACCCCGTATTATACTGGTTGTTACACCATCAGCCCTGAGTTTGTCGGTTAGTATATCTATTACATGTTTGAATGGAACAAATACCAATACCTTTTTGCTTGACTCATCAATGACCTCTTTCAACACTTTATACCTATGCTGTATATCGAACTCCAAGGTCTCACCATCATCGGTGTATACTGCCCCTGCTGATATCTGCAGTAACTTATTCATACCTACAGCACTGTTCATGGCAGTTATCTGCTCTCCAGTTATGTTCATAATTAGTTTTGTTTTAAGTATCTTATAATATTTTTGTTGTTGCCGAGTCAGTTCTACTTCACGCTTTACATATATCATTGATGGCAAATCCAAACATTCGTCTTTGGTAAATCGTATGGCAGGCTGTAATGCTTTGAACACTATTTCCTTTGCATTTGCTTTGGGTACCCATTTAAACTGTGTGACCTTGTTCATCACCATGTCACGAAAAGAACCAAAGAACCTAGGCACACTCTGTGGGTTAACAAGTTTAGCTAGACCATACGCATCCAAAGGGCTTTGGGCAGCGGGTGTGCCTGTCATCATCCATAGCCACGTGTTATCCTGCATTATTCTTTTGAGTGTCTTCCATCTCTTGGTCTGTGCATTTTTATAATGTGTGGCTTCGTCTACTATTATAAGATTGAACCCACCTTTCTTTATCTCTTCAGATACTATCTCAACACCATCATAGTTTATTATTACAAAATCTGCGTTGTTATTTATTATCTTCTTTCTTTTACTGGCTGTGCCATATGCTATGTCCACGGTTCTATGCGGTGCAAAGTTAAATAGGTCAGCACCCCAAGCAGAGTCCATGATAGACAAAGGACATATTACTAGTACTCTGTCTACCTTACCCTCGTTCATTAAATAGTCTGATGCCCATATCGCACTGGCAGTCTTGCCTGTGCCCTGCTCATTAAAACAAAAAGATTTTCTGTTAAGTGTAAAAAATGATGCGGTTGTCTTTTGATGAGAGAAAGGTTTACTGTTACCTGGCCAGCTGTAGCGTTTATGTATAGGTGAGGGCACGTTAATATTTAAACTTTTTAGGGTCTGTGCCTCTTCTAAACCCCAGTTCACAACGATGTCATGGGCTGATAGTTTTTTACTTTTGGGTATTGCCTGTATAACTTTAAATGGGTCACGTAACTTAAGCAGTAACGCTTTACCGTTAAATATTCTCAAAATGTTCTCCTTCGCAACAGACTATTGTCTGCGTTTGTTAGTGATATCACTAACTATTTTTTCTTTTTCTTCTGCCCGTTTCTACTTCTGTTCTTTGACGGACTTTCTAATCTATAACCATCTTTGTTACTACCACCCTTGCTTAACATCTTCTTATGGCTAACGTCTTTGCCTTTTCTGTTAACACCTTTTTTATCTAAGGCTCTTCTTGCACGTTGACGTTCCATCCTGTTTGGATGTTCACCTCGGGCTTTTTGCTTCTTGTATTCTTTTTTGTAAGGTCTTGGAGATTTAGTATAAGGCATCAATTACTCCCATTATGTATACATTCTATAACAACGCAGTGTCGTTTACACAACCCACTTGGGTGTGCATTCCACACGTCTTTATCATAAGCTGTTTTCATACGCTTAAAGTTTGATATCCATTTTTTCCATAGTGTAACAATCATATCACTAGTATAAGTTTGTGCAATAAAATTGTTAGATACCACGAACAATAAGCCTGCGTTTATCTTTTTTATGTTTGGAAAGTATCTGAATGTAGCGAGTGCCATCAGTTCCAACTGACCTTTGTCAGCATACAAAGCAGATTTACTTGTCTTGTAATCTACTATCCATGCCTTATCCCCGTTGATGATAACCAAGTCTACAATCCCACGCCACCAAACATCATCAGCATTAAAGTCACATGGTTGAAGTTTTTTAGTAAGACCCATCTTCATCTCACAGTATTTCTTACCTTTTTTCTTTTTAAGCGAATCAAGAACCGGTTTCATGTAAAGAAACTTACTGGGTATTGACGTGTTACTACATATATACTCTTCAGCAGCAGCATGTGCGTCCGTTCCATATCGCATAGCGTGTGTCTCTTCTTCCACATAATCCTTGGCTATCTTTATATGATAAAACTGTTTCGGGCATTGTTCAAATGCCTTTATCCTACTGAACGACCAAGGAACTATACTAGAATTTTGGCTCATACAATATACCTTCGTCTATTAATTTTTTATAATGTTCGGCTCTAATCTTGTAGATTTCAGCCTTATCTGTGTCACCGTTCCACTCACAATCATATTGAAGGTCTACTAACTTTCTATACTCTTCTTCGCAGTTTACAATTATATCATCCATTATTCACAGTCACCGTAGTTAGCACCAACTCCTGACTCACAGTCAATCGGCAATGCTGATGGATGTTTAGGTATTCCTTGAGCCCACATTGGTGCAGTACGCATACATTCCTCAATATATTTTTGTGCTTCTTCTACTTCTTCGTTCTTTACACAACATACTATCGAGTCATGAACTGTAAGAACTACACGATATTGTTTGCTGATTTCTAGCATTTGTTCACCAATAATGCAACGGGCGAGAGCTTGGCATATGTTCTCCACGACTTTACCACCATATATCTTTGTGCGACCTCGCCTAGTTTGATAGTGAAAGTCCATGCCTTCATCTGTTTGGTCAGCCCTTAAGTCTTCGTACTTCATCTGTAGTCCTGATGGCAACTTCAAAGAATAGTATTGAGGCAATACTTCTATTGTATTCTTTGAGAAGTTAAACCCTTCACCATTGACCATGTTCTTCAACATATGTTGTGCATCTCTCCACAACTGGCTAATCTTCCAATTAGTATCACGATAGATACCAATGACACGTCTAGCTTCTTCCAAACTCATATCAAACCCAAACGTCTTAAGCTGTGCTTGGAACTTCAACGCCCCCATGCCATAGCCTGCACCCAGTATAGTTGTCTTGCCAACAAACCTCTGTTCTTTTGTAATATCCTCTTCGGGTACATCATAGATACGAGATGCCATCTTCTTGTACACATCTTCACCTTTTGCAAATGCTTCTGTTAAGTCATCCTGCTTTGCAAACCATGCCAACACCCTTGCCTCAATCTGTGAGGAGTCTGCCTCAACGAGAGAATGCTCAGGAGGAGCTATGATACTACGCTTTAACTTCTTACCATGTACTCCACGGCTAGGTAGGTTCTGTAAGTTTATCTTGTCGTCACCACCCCAACGCCCTGTATGAGCCGCATAGTATCTAACAGGAACAGGCAGCAGCCCACGTTTAGATATATCTATAAACCTATTAGCACGTGTTTCCTCAAGGGTACTTTTGGTGCCCAAACGTGCTGACACCAATGCCTGCACTCTTTCATCCTCATGCTCCAACAAAGCATTGAACTCTTCATCAGACTTTGCAAATGCAAATGTCTCCTTGCCAGTCGCAGGACTTGTCTTTGTCGGGGGCTTCACGCCAAACTTTTTAAGTAACTCTGCAAACTTCGGGTTGCTCATCAGGTCATCTTTATCTACCCCTGCCTTTTCAAGCAGTTGTTCTTTTTGGTCACGTGTTTCCATAAGATGTTGTTCGAGCAGTCCAGTGTCTAAATCAAGCACTGGGTTGATAAACATACGCAACGTCAGGTCTATAAGTTTAAACTCTTTCTTTGGGAATCCACGACCCATCAACTTAAACAGTTCATAGGTCAGGTCTACGTCATTAACACAATAATCACCGAATCGGCTCAGTTCTTCTTCTGAAAAGTCCTTCCTTCTCTTGCCAACCGTATTGAGTATCTCCGTTCCCTTCTTTCCGATTCTATATTTCTCGGCAAGTGCACTAAGACTTTGGCTAGTTTCCACACCAAATAAAGCACGGGCAATGCATAGAGTATCGGTGAAAACTTTTGGGTTGATACCAAAACTCCAATTAAGAATAGCACCGTCAAACATAGTGTTATGAGCGAGTACCATAGAATTTGAGAAGTCAAATCCTTCGAGGTAATTTTTAATCTGTTCATGAGTTCCACTAGCCCATTCGGTTTCCCTACTATTTACTTTTATGCCAATGCCTATGACTTCAAAGCGTGGGTCTCGGACGTATTCCTCTGTGGTTAATTTTTTTAATGAATAATCCTTGTCGTAATAGGTTTCAAAGTCAAGTGTTATTAAATCCATTATTCGTCCTCCGCTATAACACATTCATATTCAATGCCTGCATACGCCATCCTATCTACATAGTGATCTCGCTTTTTAGGACTAGTCTGACCTCTTGAAAGTTTTGTGCAAGTGTGGATAAGTGCTATGTCTCGTGCCGTTAGAGTATAACCAGTTATAGCATTAAATATCTTTGCTATATGTCGGTGGTTATCCACGGCATCCCCATAATCCACTGCTCTGTCTCCACCCGTAAGTTCCATGGCTTCCTGCAACAGAGCTATACGATTCTCCTTGATTTCTTTTTCTATAACATGTTTAGGTGTGCCTATAGAACTCATAACCTGTCGCACTGTCTTTAAATCTACCGATGTCTGTTTTGCTACTTCTTCGGCTGTGGCTAATCTGTCTTCTAACAGATATCTCCATATCTTTTCTTCATCTTTTGTCATTTAACTCTCCCTTTTGTTAGCTACCCCCCAACCAGTCTGGTTGAGGGGATTAGTATTTTACTATACTTCTATAGGTAGGGTCATGTGTTTTTTCGTTTTAAGAAAGGAGGAGACACACCCCTACTGCAGTGGATTAATGGAATGAGTTACCAAGGGCTCTCACTGCTTACCCTACAAAGTGGTAAAACCAAGGGAAGTTCTCTCACCCAAATCTTCTTCCCCTAAAACCCACTTCATATTCTATGTAATTCCGTATTTCCTTGACCTACGCATTTTTTTATCCTCCTTAATTTCTTGTTCTCCTTCTTTAACATGCCACTTCTTCGCCCCGTGGTTGTCAATCACATCCACAACATCAAGTCTGCCACTGTTAAACTTTTGCCGTACATACACTAATGTGTCATGGTACTCATCATCAGGTGTAGGAAAATCATATGGAATAACCCTACTAAAATCATACGACCAACGGGGCATTTTTAACTTCCCTCCAAAAAATGGCTCGTTTTAAAGACCGTCAGAGGGGTGAAACGATACCCCCGTGTATGATTGTACCCCCTAAAATCGTAGAAAAAGACCATCTGTTTTCTTTTCTCCACTTGGGTCACGTTGTGCAAGCATCTCTAATAATTTACCAACATCATTCATATTATTCTCGTTAACAACTAACGATATGCCACCTTGTCTTGATATCTCGTCTAGGTTGTGCATCTGCAATGGTGTAGGCTCGTTGCTTCCTGCCTTACATTCAATCCCAAAGAAGTTACCACTGTAACACCCAACAATGTCAGGTACTCCACTTCGTCCGTACCCACCCGTTACTGGATAGAAGTAATATGCTCCCATGAGCTTGAGTTGTTTTACTACATTCTTTTTTACTTTTGCCTCGGGCTTCATGCTAATCTCTCCTTTTAACGTAAAGTAATCTTCTAGCTTGTCCTTCAGTTATGTTAAAGTGGTCTGCCAAATCTTGCAAACCATATTTCCTTATATTTTTAACTTCTCTATGCACTCCACCAACCTTATCACCTAAAGTCTTGCCTTTGTTTTCTTTCCAATGCTCATGCACTTTGCTAATAAATTCATCGTTAAATTTAGTCATTTTCCCACCTATAAAATATATGGTCATTTATCCTAACTGTCTGTGTAAACTTGTTACTCCATGATGGTGTAACGTACACAGCGTGGTAGTGTGTTGCACCTTGAGTCGTATCATACAAATCGCCTGACATTACGCTCCTTGCCACTTCTTCTGCCCAAAAATAAGATTCAGGGTCGAAACTGGTATCTTCATCTTTACCGTCACACCAAAAGCTGAACTGACATTTATGTAGGATTGGTATGTCTGTGTTCCAAGAATAATAGTATCCTTGCTTTACTACATCACATACGTTGTCGGGATATCTGTGGTCGTTTACTCGGTGCATGATAACTTGTGCTACTGCGACCTGCCCCACCATAGGCTCACCCCGTGCTTCAAAGAATATAGCAGTTGCCATGCAGGCTAGGGCATCAATCATTCTCTTTTTCCTTTAATATTTGCAATGCCTTTTTCTTCTGCCTTTGGAAGTATTCTAATAGGTCTTTTTTTGCTGTGCTGAGTTCAAAAGTCTCAATGTAATCTATTCTCTCTTGGATTTCTTCAAGTGGCATGTACTTACCAAACTTTCCTTTGTGTTGGTGTATTTTATGACCCAACATTCTTCTACGCTCTAACTTGTCCATTTTTACCTCCTCAATATGTTAGTGATTTCACTAACAAAAAACTGGTTTCAAGGGGAAGATGACTAGCACCCTCCCCCCTTTGTTAATTAGTTAGTGATGTCACTAACTATCTTTGTATACCCAAAAGCAATCAGCCTCGTCACCTCCGTTTGATATTCGCCTTCCCACCCCCTCAACCTCGGGGGTGGTTATATCGGCTCCGTGTGTCTTCAACATCATCAACACGGCTAACTTTCTCTGTATCCAATCGGGTACGTCTTCTATATTAATATAGAGACCCTCATCTGTCGTGTCAAGAGTATACTTATCTAAATTTATTATACTGACACAATTCCTATCTTTGTGTACGCAGACACGCAGTATCTTGTCGTCACGTACCATAACGTGTTTATGCATCTACTACACCACGGAGGTTCTCATCACACACAATATAGAAAGTATTGTCAACGCTACCACGATAACCAACGTCATCAACATAAGTTCCTTTGTCTATCATTGACAACACCGATATCTTGCCAAGCACATATTCGGGCAAGGTATCGTCATCATACTTTGTGAGGGTCTTCTCTTTCAAAGCATGATAGTTCAAGCTCCTTTCTTCATTTGCACCCGTGGCAACCCTGCCAAGTTCACAAACATCAAAGCTACGTTTGCCTAGGCGTTCGTACACCTTGACATACATCATGCTGACCTTGCTATCTTTGTTAGCCAAGAACTCGTCATGTACTTTGAACATGTTAACGAGTTTATCTTTGAACTCCTTGTCGGGTAGCTCGATGCCACTGTTGAGTACATGACGCATAGTATTGAACAGAGGACTATTTTGAGGACGGTATCTGTTGACCTCAAGCACTTTGCTAATCTCGTTCTCGGCATCATTAGACATCTTGACAACCTTCTTCGTTGCAGATGCTTTAACTTTACCCAAGTCTAGGTCAGCCATCTCTATTGTGTTGTAATTACGTAAGTACTTCTTACAGTTCTTGATAGCCGTGCTTTCATTGATGCTCTGTTTCATGTAATGTTGTTCACTATGATAGCTATACTTTTGATTCTCTATGTGACGTGAGTATACAACATACGACAAATCATCGGGGGTTGTGGTAACTTGGTAGTCTCCATAACCAATCCACCCCATGCACATGAGTTCGCCTTCCATGAATACAAACAAAGACCTATAATCTTTGTGTGCAAACTTGATACCACGCATCTGCGTAGCAAGGCTGCTAGCAAATTGCAGTAATATCTTTCTTCTGTTATCTCTGCTCTCGTTGTCAACATGCTCTTCGTGGACAGAGTGGTTCTCGTAGTCGAGTTGCTCTTTCGTGAAGTCATTACTTCTGTGTCTTATGTAACTCATGATTTTTCAATCCTTTCTGTAGTTCTAAAAGGTCAAGATAAATATGACCTTCGGGTTTATCATGCTCTTCATAGTCTGCCTCTTCTTTCGGCAAATAGGTTGTAATTATACGTGTTACTATGCGAACCACCTCTTCTTCAGGTGGATCAACATATTCCTCCTCGGTGGGAGGGGGTGTTAACCCCTCATGACTCCACCATTGGTCGGGATAGATTACTTTCTTACTCATATTCTTCCTCCCATCTTTCAATGTTTCTCTTTAACTCTTGGGCAAATTCTTCCCTCCCATCAAGCACACCAAACTCCCAACTATCAACGTCATTTGGTGTAGGGTTTTCTTTTGCATTTTCTAATTCTTGTCCAATGCAATCTTTAATTTTTTCTATTATTTGATTACTCATTTGTTTCTCCTTTTCTTTCCTTTAAATACTTCTTCGACTGTTGACAACGCTCTTCCAAGACGTTCCGATTTTGCTATGATAGCATCAACCATCTTCTCGGTTTTTGCATCAAACTTAATTGGGAACTCTTTCGTGTCGTCATTCAATGCGTCAAGCATTTGCTTGATAGTTACTTTCCTTACTCTCATTTGTTTCTCCTTTTTTCAAATTTATAAGGCTTACACAAATAACAGCTACAAACTGCCATATTGTTTGACACCCTTTTAGCTTGCTCTTTGGTTTCTACCCAAGGTAAAAGCCTTAATGCTTTATTGGTCATACGTTCTTGTTGTGACCTTCGATATGCTATACTTCTCATTTGTTTCTCCTTTCCGTTAGTGATTCACTAACACTTTACTAGGTTCGTGGGGGTTGACTAGATTAAGTTGTCTGTTAATCCAAGTATTGTATTTAGCACGTAGCTTGCTAGCTTCCTGCTGATTGGCAACACTTGCAAACAAGTTAACACCTTCGTGGTAATAACCACTACCGTTCACTTTGTTGACGAATGACCAAGCCAACGGCAAACGCAACGGATGTTCTTCGTCAGCCATCACATCTTTGATTACCTCGGCACACGCCTTGCTATTGCCATATATAAACGAGTTGTTGTAACCTCGCCTCACGCCTGCAGGGGCATTGTCGTCAAGCCAGTCTTGTGCTTGGTTAGCCATCTGATTGTTGTAGTTATCATAGTTAACACGTTGGGGTGTATCCCAAGCACCAGTCACGGGCATGAGAGGTGCTACTGCACAAATCCAATCCCAGAACTTATCGGTGTTAGCTTTGTGTTTGGCTTTCTCCACCTTGTCCACACGTGTCTTCGGGTGCGTAAACTTAAACGTGTTAGTGTGTGGTACCCAACCATAGGGCTTCCCAGAACTGTTCTTAATCGGACTCTCATGAAAGAACGTCAAGTAATGATGGTCATCATCGACAGTAGTCCACATCTGTTCATCACTATACTCTCTCGAGTTTGGATAGTAATTACTCTTGGGTAAGAAGTAATCAACACCACCACATGTTATATACTGCCTGCCTTGACCAGTCTGCACAAACCTCAACCCCAACGGCATAGCACGATTGAGGAATGAATATCTGCTGACGTGAGCATAGTCACCCACTCCGTTACGTATCCGTATCGTGTAACCATCCTTAACACGTGTCCACACAATCGGTGCAAGTGCCAACGATACTTTGGGTGTCAAACACTTGTTGGCTGGATGACCATAATGACTTGATAACGGGTCACCTAACTCGCCATCGTAAATAGCATAGCAATCATCCGATATCTTCTCAATGCGTTCCCATTTACGTTTCCTATCGTCAACGGGTATGATGTTAAGATGTTTGTTCTTGCCTGCGATTGGCTTGGTTTCATTGTAACGTTTTTCAATATCAGCAAAATTGTCGATACCAAACATTCTGTGATATGCATTATACATACTCATTTATTTTCTCCTTCTTCTAATTTTGTTACTAGTTCTTCAATTTCATCATCGTTATGAAAAACTTCTTCTTCACTGATATCATTGGGTACTCTGTTTTCTATATCGTTATAAGGATAGATAAGTTCCCGAAAGAACTCGGTCATAGTTTCTGCGTCTTCTGCTCCTTTCACATTTGTATCCTTATCTGTTATGACAGTGTTGTCATGTTCTTCGATATCAGTACTATCTTCCCCCGTGCGTACCAACCGATACGCAAAGGGAAACTTTCTTTCAGACCAAAACTTTTCGCCTAGGTCTTCAATAGCTTGTAAGGCTTGCACGTCTTCATAGTCATCGTACCATTTCCAATCGTCTGCGTGACAATGCAAATAGTGTATTTCAAAGTTACGTGACATATCTTCCTTTTTTTCTTCAACGTGATACTCCCACTGCTCCATTAGATTATGCTTTTGCACGGCAGGCAACATACGATACACAGAAATTAGTTCTCGTAGATGCGACTTACTGCTCATGCCAAACAGCAAATGGACTTGACTTCTATATCCCATCGTCTTCCTCCTTCCATTGTTGTAAGATTTCGATGGCATAATCTCCTGCCATGCTCCCTAACTTGTTAGTGATTTCACTAACTGCTTGGTCATTAGTCATGCCCCCATCATTAAGTAATGATGAGAGCATTTCCTCTGTTTCCATTAACACTTCTTTTACTTTACCCATATCTACCTCCTTTTGGTTTTGGGTTTGAATTTGGTCTTGCGACCTTTACGCAACTTCTTCAACTCTCTGTATCCGAACTTGCTTTTCTGTTTGC